AGAACAGAGTGTACGACTTTGTGCTCTGCCATTATGGATGGATTTGTATGGGTGAACGGCAATGCTGATACAGCTGACAGACTGACTGTGGTTACCATGAAGTCAGCAAGCGAATACGAAGACCATTGGGTGTCATAATCTGTTGCTGTAGCTTTCTGCAGCAGTCTGCCTCCCAGACCACCAGCAGGAACACCGGGACCTGCCGGACCTGTTTCACCTTGAGGACCCGTCTCACCCTGAACACCTTGTGGACCTTGAGGACCTGTGGGACCTGTCTCACCTTGAGGACCTGTAGGACCCGTTGGACCTTGAGGTCCTGCCGGACCTTGAATTCCTTGAGGACCTTGAGGACCCATGATCGGACCGATGTCCGTCCATGACAATGTATCCACTGACCAGATATAGATCGTGTTTTCATCAGCTGTACCTACCGCATAGGCATCGCCTGCTGTACCGGTCGGGTGTGCATTCTGCAGTGCAGCCAGAGTCGCATATAAGCCTTTTACGGAGAAAGAACGGCCATCCTCACCTGCAGGACCTTGAAGACCTTGAGGCCCCTGTACAAGCCCGAAATCGAACGCAAGATTCGTCTTAAGGTTACCTGTGACACTTACCTGTGGAGTCTGGCTGACATGTGCCGTCGCTGTAACATTGCCGGAGAAGCCCTCCCATTCTCTCTCAAGCTCCATCATGGATCTGACGATCCAGTCCAGATTGAGTGCGTGAAAATTGGTATAAGGATAATTACCGGACAGGCTCTGTGCCAGTGTCTGGGTGCTCGACTGCTCGGAAGAGCTCTCGCCGTTCTCCAGTTCGGAGAGCTTGCGGACGATCCAGTCAAGATTCAGCGCATGAAAATTGCTGTAGGGAAAATCATCATAGAGTGCCATCAGACTTCCTCCGCGATCGTTGAGAAGACATAGACAGTGCCATTGACATCGATCTGACCTGCGATGCGCTTCTCGTCTTCGTAATACAGCACAGTAAGACATGCGGTGCCGAAGTTTGCGCTCACTATTTTAGGCGTAGGCGCATTTTCAGCCTGTTTCAGCGGTTTTAGTTTCTTCTTAGCCATTGCTATACCTCCTTTAATAAATCTGCAGCAGGAACTTGTCTTTGAATTCCTCAACAATGATTTTAATGAGATCATATGCGATCCTTACATCCATCTCTTTCTTCAGAACATCCTGTGCATCGGTGATCGCAGAGTCGCCTTCGACATGGAAGGTCTCGACAGTGCTGATCGTACCGGTGTCAGTCGAGGATGTTCCTGTCTTGGATCGGTCGGAATAGTTTGTGTCGTTCCAGGCACTGACTTTATTCTCGGCTTCACCTGATGATGCAAGGTCTCGCGTCTGGGTGATCTCTCTTCGCTCATCACGTTTGATATTGATGAACGGATCATAATTTTCATAGAGGACATCTGCCATGCGCGTCCATGTGTGAAAACGTGACTGGGACCAGACAGCGACCGCCTGCTTCATGACCGCGGGATCCGGATACAGGACTTCCAGCTCTGCGTATTCGAGAAGAATGTTTTCATAGACCAGATGCTCGTTGCCCTTGTCTGTGATGACTGACGGAAGAGTAAAATCATCGAAGATGGACGGATCAAAATTATAAAGTCCCAGGATCGACAGAGTCGCTTTCGTTATCATCTGCGCTGACCTCCTTTGCTTCATAGCGATATGATACCGAGATGTTCAGGTCGTAGCGTTCGTTTATCTTTTCGAGATCTCTGCTTAGTGTATCAAGCCAGACATCGATCATGCATTCCGTGTCGACATCGTTCGACTCGACTTCCGACGTGATGAGTCTCTCACGCTTCTGGGTGTTGGCGTTCGGGATGCCGATCTTCGTGTTGTACCGGTCTTCGATCGTCTTGAGATCGTTGAGGACATCCGTCACGATGTAATTCTGTCCGACATTCTGCTGCATCCATTCCCAGTTGTGAGAGCCGTCTTCGTTCAGCAGATTCTTGTCAATGACGGCAAATGGATCGCCTGAAGCCAGCGTGTCATACATCTTTTTGTATGTCTCTGCGGCTGCCTTATTCTGTGCGAAAAAGACGAAGCTTGCTATGGAGTTGAGCAGATTGACAGCTGCTGTCTCGCTAGCCACCGCCAGCATGTCGGCATAGAAGCTCACGATCTCCGTGATGCCTCTGTAGTCCGGGGAGAGACGGAGAAGCTCGCAATCCTTTCCGACTTCCAGCTCCAGAGATGAAGGGAGCACCGGATTTGTGACGATGACTCTTTTCGGCTGGTAGAAGATCGTGTGCGTGTCCGACAGCGTGCAGTTCTGTGGAATGACTCCATACTCCGGAGTCTTGAAGATCGCCATGAAGCCATATCCGAAGAGTACATACTGGAAGAATTCCATCGACCATGTGTCAGGGATCCCTTCCCACTTGAGGACGGACAGGGCTTTTGTAAATAAGCGGTTAAAGTAGTAATTATAGAGACCTGTGTTCTTTGTATGAACAGAGGAAGGTCTCAGTCCGGCATTGTATAGATTTATGGTGTCGTACATTGCCGGTATTCTAACAGATCCAGCCATTGATTCGACCTCTCTTTCTTCTCTTGGCAAGATAATAAATTATGTCATCATTCCCTCCCGCTTTCCTCTGTACATTGATGTACATCGGTGTGTCAGTATCGATCGTGCCGGTAGAGAATGACATGTTGAAGTACATGTGTTTCGTTGTGGTGTAAGCAGTGTTCTGCTCCCTGTAGTAGCGAAGAGTCTGCGTTTTTGCTGCGCGCCGATAGGTCACACCGCTGACCGTATAGTCCGAATAGCTCCAGCCTGAATTGTAAACACGCGAGAGTCCCGGATAGGTATTGCCACCCGATACGGTCTGTCCGCTAGGAATGCCCGTGATGACGATGCTGAAAGTAAAATCAACATAGTCCTGTGATCCTGTCATCGTTACGGAATAGGATGCGGGGCTGATGCCGATGTCCAGATCTTCGGAAGGTGTCGGACCCGGACCCGGACCGGGTTCAACATATTTATTATGGATATATCCGATGAACGGATTGCCGTAATAGGATGATGAACCGTCATTATGCACGATCGTACCCATCGCACTGCCCCAGCTTGGATATGCGATGTTTCGTGTATAGAATTCGGTCGAACTCCCGTAGGTAGAGCCCCAGATCGATCCGGATGTTGTGATCGTGTTACCGTTGATTGCTTCAACATTTTCGACATGACCGAAGCCTGTTGAACTACCCCATACCAGAATATCACCGAGCTGAATGTCGATCGAACCGGATGTGTATGTCTGATCAGGCCAAGTATTATAAATCCAATATTTGGCGTCAGCAGGTGAATGCGTTATATAAAATTCATTATATAAGGACCTTCCTGCCACTTCATTGAAGCGTCCGTAGGCATAGCCGGTACAGTTTCCGCCATATGGCTCTACATCCAGCCAATAGAATCTGTCATAAGTGCTGTAATAGGGACTGTCAGGATTCGGCTTACTGTATCTTGGAGTGAATGCCATCAGTCAACGAAGATCCCCGAATTGAGCATCCTTACAACAGCATTCTGCTCGTCGACAGTCGGATTGCCTTCAGTATAGACGACAGTCGCATCGGAACAGAGAACGAAGCCTGATAGATTATCCAGTCTTAATGCTTTACAGCACGGCTGTCCGAAGAGATCAGGCATGTGTGCGGTCTGATTCATGAAAAATCCGTAGATGAACGGCCTTCCCATGTTGTAAGCCAGGAAGCTTCCGCTGGATCCTCTGGTGGAGATCTGTCCTAGCGTAGAGCCGAGCGTGTCCATGACCGTGTCGATCAGAGAGGTGTTGCTGTCAGGAGTGCTCTGGATCGACTGCTCCACCTCATTCGGTTGCCATTTACGGACACCACCTGTCATGTCTCTCGATGCAGCATCGTTTGGAGCGATCGACTTGATCCAGGACAATGCTCCCAGACCGAGGCTCGTCTTCCAATCCATCACAAGGTTAGATACAGGAAGATCAACACCGATCTGCGTGCTTTCCGTATAGATCAGTGGATCACCTGTCTGGACTGAGAAGATCTGAAGCTCACATGCTCCGGTGCAGTAGTCGACAAACCAGTGCACATCGATCTGTGTAGTTCCGTAGATCTTCGTTGAGTCGAGCGGAATGACACCGAATGGCTGGAAGTAAAGCGAATACTCACTGTACGGAGAGAGCGCAAGATACGGATAAGATGAAGCCTGCGGATGAACAGGAAGATTCATGATGATCCGAAATTCTTCGATCATTTTGGTGTCGACACTGTAGCAGAAGGTATCTACACTTCCTGTGATCGTACCGGTCTGAGGTACTCGGTATCCACCAAAGTTGATCGAATCGACCATATTTCCGAGATTTCCTCTGAGCGGAAGAGACGGAAACCAACGGCAATATGTCAGATACTGCAGAGGATTGAATAGTGCTTTTGTAACAAAATCCGATGTGTCTGAATCGGACGGTACTGTGGCGAATGCTTTCTGCAGCAGTGCTCTGAATGTTGTTGACGGCATGATGTAGTAATTGACACCTGTCGGATTATCGCCAACGACTCCGATGCAGAAACCACCCTGACCTACACCTCTGTTAAAATAGTCCAATGATGTTTCCCATGCGTCAGATGTCTGATTGAATATCTGAACATCCCCGGTAAAATTCACACGCCTGTAGTTATTCCCTGCATCGATATAGCTGTTATACAGTGTGTCGATCAGATTGGGATTAAAGTCAGAGCTCGATCGCAGGACATACTGTCTGCTGTTGAGGATGTCATCCTGAAAGCTTGCCAGCACATCACATCTTAACCACAAGGTCCAGACACCGATGTCGAAGCGGATGTCTTCAATGAAATAGTATCGGTCAAAATCCGCGATATAGGCATAGTTATATTTAGGTATAGAGTTGTTGCCCTTCGGATCGGTGATCTCGATCAGAGGTGTCAGGATCGAAGAGACAGACTTCATCACACATGGGACCGTCTGGCTTGGTGTTGTCACCAGAGGCTGCTTCGTTGAATTTGGTCGCTTGTTGAATGTATATAACTTAATGTTGAACATGATTACCTCCTAAATAATAAAATGGGGAGCCCGATCAAGAGCTCCCGAATAAATGAGGAGGATGCTTCCTAATCGAGATAGAAGACTACAGCCTTCTCGGTCAGGTCATTCTGCAGCTGGACATCCATATGCGCGAACATGTTGTAGTACTGACCTTTTGCGTTGTATGGGCTTGTCTCGATGACATCATTGTAAATGTTATATCCCATAGCGTCGCGGTCGAACATGACACCGATGACGTTGTTAAGCGTCTGGGCTTCGCCTGTCTTGACCGCACCTGCCGCATCGATATAGACCGGAGTCGCGCTGACCTGCAGCGGATTGCGGATCGCCTGCCAGTAGGTGACAGCTTCAACATCTGCATATCTGAGGAAGTTGTCGTGGTAGGTATCGGCCAGGACCATCGCATCCATAGAGTCGAGGAACTTGGCTGACATGTAGACTCTCTGATCTCTGACGTCAGTGTGTCGCATGATCGGATATCCGGTAAGCTTCTGCTGGAAGAGCTCTGAACGTTCAGACATTAAGCGGCTGACCTCACTGACTCTCGAATAAGCCCATTGCATGAACGGCTTGTAGTTTGCCGGCTGCATAACGGTCGTGGCGGTGAGGGATAAGCCCGTCAGTGCGTTGTACTCGGTGAGCAAGTGGATATTGGAGTCGGCATCATCGATGTCAGCTTTCGCCGCGATGGTATTGGCTACCAGAGACCTCTTCAGGTTTTCCAGCCATTGCTTTCTTTCATTGGCAAAATGGGTCATCAAGCCGGTGATGAAGCTTCCGAAGTTGGCTTCATTTTCGAAGGCGGTCTTCAGCTGCTCACGATAGATCGTGTAGGAGCCCATGTAGACATCGGATCCTACATATCTCGTCTCGATGACTTTCGGCTTTCTGACAGTGTACTGATCGATGGACTGACCTTCGACAGTTTCATGTGTCGGATCGGCAATAGCTTCCCGATCGGCAAAGTTGATCTTTCTGATGATACCGCCCCAGTCATCTGCAGACATCTGCAGCCCTTTGAACTTCTCATCATATGGACGGACGGCAATGATCGTGCGCGATAACACCTGTGTGATCGCGTTCAATGTATTCTCATAGCCGGACTGAAGTGTCGCCTGAGCGACAGAAATGAAGCTCGACAGGTCGGTCGGCTGGATCGTTACCTGACCGGTTGCCTCCTGATGGATGGCATTGATCAGCTGATAAGCCTGCTGCTTCGACATGGTGTTGACTGACATCTTTATTCTCCTTTCGTGTCGTCTGTCGGCGGGTTCAGGAGCGAAGCCAGAATGTCCTCGGCTTTGATCTGACCGCCTGCGCTGCTTTCTGTTTCAGCGATGTTTTTCTTATACATGGCAGTCTTAAGGTCTTTGACCTCTGCTGCCAGAGTTGACAGGACTTTAAGTGTTGCCTGATCCGGTGCTTCAGGAGCTTCCGGCTTTTCCGGTTCGGAAGCATGGTCTTCTTCGATCATGGCATTGATCTCGTCCTTTGAGTATCCGGCGCGAAGAAGCGCCAGTCTTTCAGATAGTTTCATGTTTCTCCTCCTATTGCAATTTATCCTCGATGAGCTGTTTGAGTCCGACCAGAACTGCGTTGTTTTCGGCGATGACTTCCTTGAGCGAGAGCATCTCGGCTTTGTGATTTTCCTGTTCCTTATTAAGAAACCAGAACATGATGCCGCACATCACGATCGGAAAGCCCACAGTGCTGATGGCCTGAATGATTACATTAATATCGTCCATCGTTATTCTCCTTTCGGAGAAGACAGTCGTGTGACGGTCCATCACACCTGCGCCCTTCCGGGGCTGACCTGTGCAGTTGTCTTCTCTCTTTCATTATACAATATTTCGCATAATCTTTATGTGAAATTATGTGAAATGCACTGGAAACGGTTATTTTCGATTTATTTCTTTATAATAAGAGGTGTAAGCTAAACAGCTTCGAGGAGGAAACAAAATGTTATTAAAGAGGATTAATGAGATCAGTGATTCCAGCGATTGGTACTACCGTGTGAATCTTCACAAGTCGATCTGTTTTCACATCAACAGAGACCATTCGATCGAAAGGATCAGTCTGGTCGACATCGACAGCGATGAGCCTTCATTCAGACATGAAGTGAAAAGTCTCTGCTACATGGAATGTCTGACAATAGACGATGGTGAGCTGCTTAATGTTGATGCTCTGATGGCTCTAGCGAAGGTAGAAGACAATGCCTAGGATAATGAGCCCGAAGAAGAAGGTCCAGAGCCTTCTTAACGATCTGAATAAATACAGATCGCAGAAGAAAGCCGAAGGGCAGGATATGTATCACAGGCTGAAAGAGAAATATCCGTATGAAAAATACGGATGCGATGGAGAACTGAAGATCGAATACACGATGCGCAAATATGCCCGTCATATGCAGGAACTTGACTACACGATCCTGGCTCTGGAACGGGTCATCTATTCGGTCGAAGAAAGGATGGAGGACTATGACAAACATCACGAAACGGCATAATGCCATCAGAAATCCGCATACAAGGAGAAGACAGAAACTGGCTCGCATGTATCTTGAAGATCAGGGGATCGATTTCGATCTGTTCTGCAAGATGTTCAACTACAAGGCTTCCCCGGTAAAGCTCGCCACCTGCATCGAAGACAAGAAGGGAAGAACGATGTGGAATATACTTAAGTATATGGATAAATATGGAGTAGACCGGTTATGATGAGCAGAGAAGATGAAATGCTGTACAGAAGCCTCCGGCAGATGTACAACGCAAACGAGTCTGCTTTCGCTCTGGGGAAGATCGGATCCAAAGAATACGAACAGAATCTGAACACCATCGGGATGCAGATCGTATATCTTGAAGAGAAATATGGACTGTATGAAGAACTTTGAGAAGATACAGAAGGCTCTTCTCCCGACCAAATCAGCAGCAGCCGCCGATGAATCGACCTTCCTCCAGTGGGAGCGCGGTGAGATCTCGACGGCGGTCTGCCTGCGCCGGTTCCGTATCCATAACATGGTAGACAGGGAGGCGGACATCAGTCAGACAGAGCTGGAAACATGGCTGGAGAGCTTAGGATACAGAAGGAGAAAAGGAAATGCCATCATGGAATACGAAGAAGGAGCTTCTGGACGAATTCAACCGGAACGTCCGGGAGATCAACCGGAATCTTGAGGAGATTGAAGAGAAAATACCTGACTCCATAGCACTGGAGAGATACAAAGGTCAATTCTGGGAGATAGATGACCCAAGTTATAATTACAATAAACTGAGAGCGTTAAACAAGAGCGCGAAGGAGCTGCTCAGATCCGGACAGGTTTCTGTCGAAGGACAGGAGCGAAGCATGGCGCTTGCGCTGAAGAGACTTCATGAAGAAGGATACGACTACATCAACCGAAGGAACTTCAATGCTTTCATGCGCTTCCTGGACGATGCAAGAGCGAAGGGTCTCGGAGCTCTGTACTCTTCCACCCAGCTGATCGAAAAGATCAAAGAGATGAAAGACAGAAGGCTGACAAAAGGAGAGATCCTCGCAAATATCGACCGATGGACTAAAGTACATGTCAAGCGGGACAAGGAAGGAAAGATCATAGAGCAGATAAAACCTAAGAAGCTCTATATCAAGCGCTTCAGATAATGCTGATAGAGGACTTCAATTATGATCAGCTGGCTGACCTGACGATCATCCCGAAGATCCCTCGCAAGAAATCCAGCAAGAACTATCTGGACATCGTGACAGCTTTCGATATTGAGACGACCCGTCTTCCGGACATTGAACAGAGCTTCATGTACATATGGCAATTCCAGTACGGACTCGATCAGACGGTCACCGGCAGGACTTGGGAAGAATTCTTCAGCTTCCTGCAGAAGATCGCAGACCATATCCGCGATGTGGCATGGCTGGTCGTCTATGTGCACAACCTGTCATTTGAATTCCAATTCCTGAAAGGTCTGTATGACTTCCAGCCGGAAGAGGTGTTCGCGACAGAATCCCGTAAAGTGCTCAAGTGCACCATGTTCGACTGCATTGAATTCCGCTGCAGTTACTATCTGACGAATATGCCTCTGTCAAAGTTTCTGCTCAAATACAATGTAGAGAATAAGAAGCTGTCCGGAGAGGAATTCGATTACTCAAAGATCAGATATCCGTGGAGCCCTATGACAGCGAAGGAAATGGAATACTGCATCAACGACGTCAAAGGTCTTGTGCAGGCTCTTTACATGCAGATGCGATCCGATGGAGACACCATCCAGTCCATACCGCTGACCGCAACAGGATACGTTCGCCGGGATGTCAAGAAAGCCATGCACGGATTCAACCACAAACAGCTGGAGGAGATGCTTCCGGATGCGGATGTTTACCGGCTGCTGCGCGAAGCATTCCGGGGAGGTGATACGATCGCCAACCGCTGGATGGCAGATGAGATCATCGACAATGTCCAAAGCGTTGACATCACATCTTCCTATCCGTCATCGATGCTGATGTGCAAGTATCCCATGACGAGATTCTTCCGAGAGGATCCTGCTGAATTCAAACGGCTCTACAAGCTCAAGAGCAAAGCGCTGCTGTTCCGGATCGCGTTCTTCAACATCTGTGTGAAGGATCAGGCGGAGGGTCATACCTATCTGTCAAGAGACAAGTGCAGGAACATTGAAGGAGGAACATTCTCAAACGGACGGATAATCCGTGCCGAGTATCTGGAGACAACGATCACGGATGTTGATTATGAGATCATTTCAAGGAGATACAGCTGGGACAAGCAGATCGTTACTGACCTGTACTCGTCCAGATACAAGATGCTGCCATCGATGCTCAGAGCGGTCGTCATTCAATACTACAAAGTGAAGACCGAGCTCAAAGGTGTCGAAGAAGGCACAGACGATTATCTCTTCTATATGAAGAATAAGGAGAAGCTGAATTCCACATATGGCATGACGGTCGAGGATCCTGCGAAGGATACGATCGAATTCAGAGACGGCGACTTCGTATCGAAAGACGAGTCTCTGGATCATCTGATCGCCGTGCACAACCGGTCAGCATTCCTGTCCTACGCGTGGGGTGTCTGGGTGACCGCATGGTCACGGAAAAGACTGGCTGACGGCATCGATATAGTAACGCATGACGGCGAGGAGTCTATGAACTTCATCTATTCCGACACCGACTCGATCAAGTATGTCGGTGATGTCGACTTCTCGGAATACAACAGCAAGGTCGAACAGGAAGCCACACGCTGGGGTGCGTATGCTGCCGATCGGAACGGCGAAGTGCATTATATGGGCGTTTATGAATCCGAGCACTATGAGCTGCCAAACCGCTTCAAAACGCTCGGAGCAAAAAAATACGTTTTAGAAGACAAAGACAAACGGCTTCATATTACGATCGCCGGTGTCAATAAAAAGAAGGGAGGAGAAGAACTCGGAAAGATAGAGAACTTCAAAGAAGGCTTTATATTTCACAAAGCCGGAGGAACTGAAAGTGTCTTCAATGATCATGTAGATATGGTCATCCAGAGAGACGGACACGATCTCCACATCACTGATAATGTGGTGATCAGGGACAGCTCTTACACGCTGGGCATTACAGCAGAATACAGAGCGATATTGGATGGAGTCATGGAAATAAAATACTCAGACCATGACATCGAAGGTTTATTCAAAGTCAAAAAATAAGGAGGAAACTAATGAATAACGTAACTTTAATGGGAAGACTGACAGACAACGTAAAGGTGCAGACCGGTTCAGGTGATACGCGCTGGGCGAACTTCACACTCGCAGTGCGTGACGGTGTTGATGAGGACGGCAACAGCAGAGCGCAGTTCATCAGATGCTCGATCTTCAACAAGGCAGCTGACATCCTTGAGAAATTCACCGAGAAGGGTTCACCGCTGTGCATCAGAGGTCACATCCGCGTGTCGAATTATGAGAACGAAAACGGAGAGACCGTCTGGTCCACACAGATCATCGTTGACGACTTCGACCTGATCGGAGCAAAGAGATCCGCAGAGGAAGAAGAGAAGCCAAAGAAAAACAATAACAAGAAATACAGAAAGTAAAGGAGGAAGGCGGTGCAAACCGCCTTTTACGAAATTATGAAAGCAGTATTAGTGATTGATATGCCTAAGACTTGTAAGGAATGTAAATGTCAGCTGTGTTGGGTCTGTGTTCCCGCCGACGAGGACATTGACGAATATATTGACCCAAGTAAAGAGAAGCCTAACTGGTGTCCGTTAAGACCATTGCCGAAATATAGGGATAATTCGAAAAAGCCACAAGACTATGCCGAAGTTTGGATCGATGGGGCAAAGACCGGATGGAATGCCTGTTTGGACGAAGTCACAGGAGAAACAGAATGTACTACACAAAAGAAGGATACATAGATGTCGCTGAGACATTGAAGCATGACAGCTCGACATTCATCTTCATGGTCGGCGCCCGTGGCATCGGCAAGACCTTCGGCTTCCTCAAGTATCTAATCGATAAACAGCTGAAATTCATCTACATGAGGCGCACCCAGACGCAGATCGACATGATCAAATCGGAAGAGCTCAACCCATTCAAATCACTGAAAACAGAGCTGGGTGATGCTTACAGCTTCATTACACGAAGAGTCAATAAAAACATCACCGGTATTTATCATACGGTAAAAGACGAAGACGGTATCGAAGCGCCGTTCGGCGACCCGATCGGATACATGCTCGCGCTGAGCACGGTGTCAAATATAAGAGGTTTTGACGCTTCAGATGTGGATGTTCTGCTCTATGATGAATTCATATCCGAACGCCATGAAAAACCGATCCAGAGCGAAG